TTGAAGCAGAAATCATGGCGGCATTAGCTCAAGAGATTACTGCAGAAATCGATCAAGAAGTAATTGGTTCATTAAGAACATTGGCAGGTACTGCCGCTGAGACTTTTGACCAATCTGCTGTATCTGGTACAGCTACTTTCGTTGGTGATGAACACGCGGCGTTGGCTGTTCTTATCAACAGAGTTGCAAACCAAATCGCAACAAGAACAAGAAGAGGAGCTGGAAACTACGCTGTAGTATCTCCAACTGCTTTAACAGTTCTTCAATCAGCAACAACTTCAGCATTTGCAAGATCAACTGAAGGTACTTTTGAAGCACCAACAAATACTAAATTCGTTGGAACTTTAAACGGTGCTATGAGAGTATACGTTGACGCTTACGCGGCAGACGGTACATCAGTACTAGTTGGTTACAAAGGAGCAAGTGAGGCAGACGCACCAGCGTTCTATTGTCCTTACATTCCTCTAATGTCTTCAGGTGTTGTTTTAGATCCATCTACTTTCGAACCAGTAGTAGGCTTCTTAACAAGATACGGTTATGTAGAGTTAACAAACACTGCATCATCACTTGGTAACGCGGCTGACTACGTTGGATTAGTAGCAATCACATCTGGAAACTTAAAATTCAAATAAGCCAAGGCTTATTTTATTTTCAAAGAAAGGCGGCCCATGTCGCCTTTTTTTGTGGCGGTACTATCTCCATTTAAATAACGGTATGCATTACTGCTTTCATCACATACCAAAGACAGGTGGTAGCTCTCTCCGAATGCGTTTAGAAGATCGTGCAGAGAAAAAACAAATCAGCAAATTGGATTATGCAGTGGGACACAACAGCACAGTGCGTACACCTGGCACGCATTTCGTTTGGTTGCGTGATCCATTAGACAGAGATATTTCACACTACAACTATGACATGGGCAAAGGAGACATTGACGGCCATACTTTCGAAGAGCATTGCAGGAACCTTGCTGGCAATTTTATTATACTGTGGCTGTACAAGAATTATTTGTTGCTGGACCCCAATGTCGACATTGAAACAAAATATCAAACGGTGAGGAACACACTTGGGAACGGTTTCAAAAAAGTTTTTTGCATAGAAAAATTTGAAGACAGTTGGAACGAAGTCGCAGATATCTTGAAAATAGATCAAGAACCAAGACTAAACACAAATAGAAGCAACGAAGATTACCAAAGATACGCTGAAAGACACAAATTGAGCAAAGAATTTATTTCATGGCACAAAGATTATAACAGTTACGATTACGAGCTTTACAAAGAGTTCTGTATATAGATTACTAATTTTTTTCACCTTCATACCAGTCGCAGACCAAATAAGGTAACTTTACTTGCACCGCAGGTACCTAAATAAATTTACGATTCGCAAGAATCACAACAACAAAGGGGAGGTCCAAAAATGGATATCATGAACCAAATCAAAGGATGGGCTAAAGGATTAGCTGACGTGGGTGTTTCACTTATTGCGTTAGGAATCATTTTAGAGATCCTTTTCAATGGTCAAGGTATTCCGTTCTGGCCAAACGTTTCCGTAATAGGAAATGTCCAGGGCGTACTGCAAGGGTTTTCTGATCAAGGGTTGATCGGATTGGTCGCAGTTTGGATTTTATATCATATCTACAGCAGAAAATAATATAAAAATCTAGAATATACGTAAACCTCAAGGGTGGTGTGATTAATTTATGGATTGTATCACATCGCCCTTTTTCAATCTACACCCATATTATACCAAATTCACACCAATAAATATTTGCAAGTCAACAGTGCATTCGCACGGTACAGAGAACACGTACTTTACACGACACACTTATAAGAGGGGGAGTTTTATACTCCCCCATACTTCGCATAAATAATAGCAAATGTCGAAAACAATAAGAACATCAAACAATTTAACAATTGACGCAGTCGGAGATATCATACTTGACGCGGACAACGCCGACGTAAAACTACAGGACGGCGGGACAGAATTTGGTAGAATCAGCAGAATAACATCTGACCTTGTGATCAAATCTATGGGTACCAACAATGACATTCTATTAAAAGGTCTAGATGGTTCTTCAACAATCACAGCATTACAACTAGACATGAGTGAGAACGGCAACGCAATATTCAGTGGTAATGTTACGGCAACAGACATCACAGCAAATAGTTTAACAACCAATGTGATAAGTTCAAATGGTTCAAATGCTGATTTAAGCATAACAGCAAGTGGTACTGGTGCATTAACGACATCGAGCACATTGGCACTGACAGGCTCTTTTAAAAAAGCGTTACACAGTTTCACAGCCACTGACGCAGTCACAGAGTCCGAACACGCAGGTAGAACACTTCTACTCGGTGAAGTTGGAGGAAACGCAAACGTTGTGTTGACAATGCCAGATGCAACAGGTTCTGGCAATATCTATCATTTCATCGTCAGTGTTGCCATGGGAGGATCGACAACATATAAAATTCAGGCACCTGATGCCAACAATACTTTCGCAGGACAAATAATGTATCTTGATGAGGATGGCAACGCAGTGACATCATTTCCAACTGTGGCCGCATCAGACACGATAACATTGAACAGTGGGACACAAGGTGGACTAGTAGGAGACACATTAACATTGATCGACATTGCCGCAGACAAATATGCAGTGGCTGGTCAAATGAGAGTGTCGGCCGGCGCTAATCCGGCAACACCATTTAGTGCCGCAGTAAGTTAATAGATGAGATATAAAGAGATAGACATCAACATTAAGGCAATTCCTGACAAAGAAGACGAAGCATTGCTAAATCAACTTATGGGAGCAAAGGGCGTGTCGGTCTCAGACGTAGATAGCGAACCAAAAGACAGCAATACAGATAATCCAGGTAAGGTAGATTCAGATGACCCAAACACAGTGGCATCAGTGTATCCATTGCAACAAGAATTAGAAATGAAGAAAAAAGAAGCAGGCAAAGACTTGGCACAGTTTGATAACATCACACAAGATGCAGACGAGACTGCACCTGATCAAGAAGTGAGAGTAGACGAACCATTAGTAAAACAACCAGAAGTCACTAACGGAGAGAATCCTGGGGTGCCAGCCGAAATGAAGAACAAGGAAGCCAAAAACGAAAGTGAGTTCGTTCAGAGACTAAAAACATTATCCGGGCTATAAGGAGCACACATGGCATTCAGGAAACTGGTAGGATCTTACAAGGACTACAATCTAGCAACACACATCATAGAAGACGGGTACCTAGCAGTAGATGTAGACACAGGTAGTCTAAGGATTGGTGACGGTGTCACTGCCGGCGGCACAGTGGTCGGAGGAGGAGGCTCATCGAGTCTAGGTGACCTAAGTGCAATAGGATCAACGTTGTCAGCACCATCGAACGCAGACATGACTTTGCAGACGTCAGGCACAGGAATTGTTTTGATAAATGATACCTTCAAAATAGGTTCAGGTGCAAGTGTGACAACAATACTGGATCAGGACACCTTGTCTTCCAACTCAGCGACGGCCTTGGCGACACAGCAATCAATAAAAGCATATGTTGACACTGAAATAGCAAACGTGTCTATAGGTGATCTTTCATTCGTGGGATCTACAATTGCCGCACCAAGCAATGCTGACCTTACATTGAATTCAAGCAACGGGAATGTTGTGATAGAAGGTATCAGGGTGGCAGGAACAACACTTTCCACAGAAGATTCATCTGCAGGCATACAAGTTGCAGGAAACCTTATACCAAGCCAAGATGGAGTATTTCAGCTAGGAAGTGCCAGTAGACGTTGGCAAACTTTATATGTAGCGGCTGAAACAATAGACCTAGGCGGAGCAACAATATCATCAGACAGCACAGGATCACTTTCTATCTCAGCCACTGGTGCAACACTGCCCACAGGTAGTAAGGTTGGAACCAACGGTATATCACTTACTGGTGCCAAGGCAGGTACACTTGCGAGACCTGTGCAAAATGTTAAACTATTTGTCAGTGATGGTAGCACATCATTTAGTGATGCACAGCTATTGGCCAAAGACGGTGATCTGACACTTGAATTCAACGCCACCGTCGAAGACGTTCCTGTGTACACAGATGCCCAACAAACATTCACGCTATCAGACGGAACAGCATTGTCGGCAAATGCCGCTGGAATCACGCTATTCCAATTTTAAAAACACACAATAAATACACTTGTTGATAGGATATCCATCCGGTGAGTGCAAGAAGGCCGGGGACAGAACGAGAACATTATGGCAGATAAGACACCGGTACGAGTAGTATTCAATGCATCAAATGTGGCCACTGGAATGGCGGAATTCCAAACGGGAGAATCAATTCCAGTAGCAAATGGTGGTACAGGTCTTACAGCAGTAGGTTCAGCAGGACAGGTTCTTAAAGTAAATGGTGCAGGCACAGGCCTAGAGTTTGGTGCCGAAGGTGACATATCAATCACAAACCTAGTAGCACCAACAAATGCAGATCTAACGTTCTCAACATCAGGCACAGGTAACATCATAATGGATGGCCTAACAGTAAGTGGGACGTCTATTAGTTCCGCTGACTCAACCACTATCAATATCAACGATAACGTAGAGATTGATGGTAACCTTGTGGTCACAGGTACTGTTGATTTCAATGATCAAAACATATCAAATGTCGGAAGTTTATCAATAGATTCAATCAGCGGTGACGCCGACAGTAACACATCAATCACTTTCTCAGGATCCGATGTTATAACAATAGCAACAGGTGGTTCAGGTAGATTAACGATAGGTGACGGTGCACTAACTCCAGTCACAAACAATCAAATAGATCTAGGAACTTCAAGTCTAGAATTTAAAGACGCTTTCTTTGATGGCACAGTGACATCCGATGCTTTTGCAGGTCCATTGACAGGTAACGTCACTGGAAATGTTTCTGGGACAGCCGCAACCGTAACAGGTGCGGCCCAATCAAATATCACGTCTCTAGGTACCTTAACAACTTTGACAGTTGACAGTGTAATTATAAATGGAACAACCATTGGGCACACATCTGACACAGATGCAATAGCAATAGGTTCTGATGGAGATGTAACACTAACACAAGACCTAGAATTACAGCACGATGGTGCAATACTATCATTTGGTGCCAATGATGAAATAGCACTTACACATGTTCATGACACCGGCTTACTTTTAACTGACAGTGGTGGAACACCAACTTTACAGTTTCACGATTCAAACGAATCTATATCTTCGGATGGCACAGATTTTACTTTAACATCAGGCAATGACATCAACCTAACAGCTACAACCGACATCAACGTTCCGGTCAACGTTGGACTTACTTTTGCCACGGCAGAGAAAATTGAATCAGATGGCACCGATTTATCAATCACAGTAGGATCAGGTGGAGACATCAACATTGGTGCTAACATTGGTATAACATTCGGTGATGATGGAGAAAAAATCGAAGGCGACGGGACTGACTTAACAATAACCGGAAACAATATAAAATTGACAGCGGCGACCGATGTTATTATTCCTACAAACGTTGGTTTACATTTCACAGATGCAAATGAAAAGATCGAATCTGATGGTAGTAAACTTGTTATAACCTCTGGTGGTACAGCATTTAATCTACCAACAGCAGATGGCACAGCCGGACAGGCTCTTGTCACAGACGGAAGTGGTACTTTGAGTTTTGACACAGTTGCAACTACCGTATCTGATGACACTTTAGCGACAGTGAGAAATAATAAACATCTTGGAACAGCCGCCAGGACGATAGACAGCATAAATGCAACATTCATAGACAGTGCTTTCTATTTCTTGGTTTACAACGACGTAATAAATGAAGTGATCAGTGCAGAAATGTTAGCAATAACAAACAATGACTCGGCATCTTTCTTGGGTAACCGGAGGGGGATTGAAACTGCCGGTGGTAGCAACGTTCCAACTCTTACCACAGATGTCAGCAACGGGCAATTTAGGCTAAGGGCCGCAGGAGCATCGGCTGATTGCGTGGCCAGTTTCTATAAAGTTGCTATGTCCTCCAGCACCACAGACGCCACTAGGGGAAACACTGTGACCACAAGCAACACGGATGTTGACTCTGCGTCAGAATCCATAGATACATTTGCACATGGAACTTTCAGGGGAGCCAAGTACTTCATCAGCGTTGACAACGACAGCAAGACCGAGATGGACGTGGTCGAAGCATTGGTCGTACACGATGGCACAAACGCATTTGTTACTTCCTATGGACACACTATTTCAGGTAACAATTCTTTGATTACTGTTACAGCGGCAATATCCGGCGACAACGTTGTAGTCAGTGCCGCGGGTCTTGAAACTAACTTAAATGTTACTATACACAAAATTTTATTGAAAGACAACATGACTGCTGAGAGCAATGCAAACCAAAAAGCATTCGCGTCTGTTACAGTCAGTTCAACAGCTACAGCCATAGATCTAATGGACATAGACGATGCCAACGGTGCAGTTTACTTTATAGTTGGTGCTAACGGGACCGAGGGTGCATACAGCATTCAGGAAGTTTATACAGCGGCCACACCAGGTGTGCCAGCAGTGGCAAATGGACCATTTGTTTCAACAAAAGGCACAACACAACTAGAATTCACAGCTGGTTTTGACACATCAAGTGAAAACAGCCTTGAGCTATTTGCATCAAGCACATCAGGTGGAAGCACCACAGTATCTGGCTATAGAATATCTGCATTAGCAGGCTAAATACAACAAATTAACAATCATGCGGGAGATATGGAACCATGACAACACGAAACTTTAGAGTAAACAATGGACTAGAAGTTGGTGATATTGTAATATCAGCATCAGCCAACACCATTACAGGCGGAGCTACAGCGGCACCAAGTGCTGACGGTCAGTTCGCAAACAAGAAGTATGTTGACGACCAAGCGGCGGCAACACTAACACTTACAAACAAAACATTAACAGCACCAAAAATAGCAGACGCAGGATTCATTGCAGATGCAAATGGAAATGAGTCGGTTATCTTTCAAACAACTACATCAGCAGTAAATGAATTAGAAATTACAAATGCGGCAACAGGTAATGGTCCAATCCTAGGAGCAAGTGGAGAAACAAACGTTGACCTAAACATCACTGCCAAAGGAACTGGAAACATTCTATTAAACGCAGGATCAGATGTAGTTATACCGGCCAACAAAGGATTACAATTTGTCGATGCCAACGAGAAGATTGAATCAGATGGTACAGATTTAACAATTAACTCGGGTGCCAAAATAAATTTAACAGCAACATCAGATGTGGCCATACCTGCAAACATAGGAATCACTTTTGGTACACACGAAAAGATTGAATCAGACGATACTGACCTAACAATCACAGTTGGTGCAAACGGTGATGTAAATCTTGGGGCAGACATTGGTTTGACCTTTGGAGACGACGGTGAGAAGATTGAGGGTAATGGTACAAAGTTAACAATCGCATCAAGTGACGCAATTGATTTAACTGCAACGACAGACGTTGTGATACCAGCAAACGTTGGTTTAACATTTGGTACAGGTGAAAAAATTGAGGGTGACAGCACAGACCTAACAGTAACATCAGGTGGTGCAATCAACCTTACAGCGACAACAGACGTTGTGGTACCTGCAAACGTGGGAATCACTTTTGGTACAGGTGAGAAGATCGAGGGTGACAGTACAGACCTTACAGTAACATCGGGTGGTGCAATCAACCTTACAGCAACAACAGATGTAGTAATACCTGCCAACGTAGGTATAACATTTGGTACTGGTGAGAAAATTGAAGGTGACAGCACAGACCTTACAGTAACTTCAGGCGCCAAGATCAATTTAGCGGCAACTTCAGATGTACACATTCCACAAAACATTGGACTTGTATTTGATGCAAACGGAACTGAGAAAATCGAATCAAACGACACAGATTTAACTATCAATTCAGGTGCAAAGATAAACCTTACAGCGGTGTCAGATGTACACATTCCAAAAAACATAGGTATAGTTTTTGATGACAACGCAAGTGAAAAGATTGAGTCAAATGACACAGACTTGACAATCAATTCAGGTGCTGACATCAACTTGACAGCAACAGCAGATGTTAACTTACCCAACAACATCGGACTTGTATTTGGTGATGATGGTGAGAAGATTGAAGGTGATGGTACGAACCTAACTATTGCATCTTCAGGACTTTGTACGATCACAGCAACTGGTGAAACTGTTGTTACAAACAACCTTAGAATTGGTGGTAACTTGACTGTTGACGGTACAGAGACAATCGTAAATACAACAACACTATCAATCGAGGACAACATCATCGAAGTTAACAGAAACGTGTCGGCAAACTCAGGTATGCCTACAGTTTCAGGTTTACAGATTAACAGAGGTGAAGGTTCAACTGCAACTGAAATGCCATTGCTTTGGGCGTGGGATGAAGCGTTTGCAGATGACGGAACAACTATTCACGGTAACGCGGGTGGTGCCTTTACTGCTTTCAGAAGGGCAGAAGGAAACACTGAAGGACCATCAGGCACAGCGTCCCTTGTGGACATTAGGGCGAACGTAGTACACGCCGTTGCAACATCGGCTCAGTACGCGGACGTTGCCGAGCGTTTCGAAGCAGACGCTCCTATGTCAGCAGGTGCAGTAGTAATGGTTGGTGGTGACGCAGAGATCACAGAAACAACATCGGACTTATCAGATCAAGTTTTTGGTGTGATATCTGAGCAACCAGCATACGCCATGAACGCGGCGGCAGGTAACAATGACACACACCCATACGTAGCAATGACAGGTAGAACACCAGTTAGAGTTACAGGTGCTGTAACAAAAGGTCAAAGACTTGTTACTTCGTCAGTAAAAGGTTGTGCTAGAGCAGTGGCGTCAGGTGAGTCAATTTCACCATTCAACGTTATTGGTAGAGCATTAGAAAGTTCAACAGACGCAGGAATCAAATTGGTAAACTGTGCAGTGAGGACAAACAACTAATAAATATTCATACTTTTTAGTAGAATCAAAAGGCGGCTCTCGGGTCGCCTTTTTTTTATATGCGTTAATAAATACTTGCATGAGTATAAAAGTAAGCGGTAACATCGAAATCCAAGCAGATACTTGGTTAGAATTCAAAGGTGAAAACGATGCCGGAGAAGAGATCAGAATAGGTTCGATCAAAGGTAGCATCAAGGACAACAAGAAGGGTGCAGACCAGAGCGTTATACAAATTATCGGCAGGAAAGATGGACAGCACAAACCATTACTGACCATAGCCAACAATGCCATCTACGCACACCGTGATGTTCCATTCGTGTGGCAGACAGAAGACGGTAAAAAAACTTTTGTGTCAGGCACATCGACCACGAAAAGAAACATTGACCTACCAGACGACAACGGCACACTTATGATCAACAATTCAGGAAAAGTTATGGCAACGGATTTGCCAACAAGCGATCCTAGTAATGCAGGTCAACTTTGGAACGACAACGGTGCTGTAAAAATAAGTGCTGGTTAATTAAGTTATCAAATCTAATATAGTCTGTAACTTGCCTTTGATGGCTTTGTTGTTCAATGTATTCTTTAGACCCATGTGCAAGTTCTTAGGCCAGCATTCAAATGAGGTCCAGCAGTAGCCTGAATGTTCATCATTGAGCTTGGGTAAAAATTCTGTATCTATGGCTATAACGTATGTGTGGAAGAAAAACTTCTGATCATTTGACGTGAACATTTCTAATGGAATAACTTTCTTGAACTTTGGTGTGTCACCAACTTCTTCTTGTATTTCACGCTTCAATCCTTCAAATGCACTCTCAAGAAACTTAGACTTTCCACCTACCAATCCCCATGCACCTGCAGTCTTCCTGTCAGTTCTCTGTAGGAATAAGAATCGCTTCGTGCTTGTAGAATAAAAAAGTGCACCGGAGCATACTATATTTTCTTTCATGCTAAATTATAACAGAAATATGTAAAATTATCAAGGGGTGGTCGCATCATTGGCATCAGCGTCTTCGGTCTGCTGATATCCGCCATCAAGCACAATACTCCAATTGCCTTGAGTATATACACCCTCATACGACTTGACCCACTCTGTTCCTGTGAATCTATACTGTATACCTGTGTTAAGATTGGTAACGTAATGCTGTGTTGAGTCAGGATCAGAGGCATCAAATGCTATGTTCCATTTTCCGGTTGCACTGTTGTATTCTATGATATCACCAACTTTGGCTACTAAAGTACCCCAAGTGCTACTTTGGAAACTTGCTGTAGAATCTCCAACATCATTTATTACAAGATACCTGTCTCCGTTTGCAGGGGTGCCTGGATTAAATGTTGCAGGATTTATAATTTTCTTAACAGCAGTCAATGAATTGCTAGGTATTGTATCCGTATCTATTGAGTACAGTAATATTGTGTCATCCAGCGTAGTGGTTGAGATTGTTCCGATCACTTGATTCCCGTTTGGTTGCTCTAATCTTATTTGTGACGTTCCGTTAATTACTTTTCCATATTGATCTAAAATTAATTTCCAATTCAAAGGTGGACCAAAAGTCTCAAAAGCATCGTCTACCACTGTACCAGGATCTCTAGCACCCGTATGGAAGCCATCTCCTCCGGATTTTACATTCACGCCTGTTGAGCCTAACAACCTCAATTGGTTCCCTGATACTAATAGACCAAAATTGTTTGGAGTAATGAAACTTCTTGAAGCCAACTGTCCGTCGATCAATCCTTTTGCTATGCCACCGTCGTCGTCGTATATGCTCATGATTATTTTCTGCACAACACCTAGTTTTTTAACTTTGACTGGCGGTGATAACCATATTGGCATACTAAAAGTTAATGAAGCAACATCAATCTCAGACTCTGCACCAACAGGTATAGTTCTACTACTAAATGTAATTCCTGTAAGCTCAATATAACTTAAACTTGTCCAGTCTATGTAGTTGTCTGTTTTTTGTATTTCAAAATCAGGATTAAACAGATACAATATTTGTTCCATTATTTGTAATTTTTGATCTGTGTTTGATGAAAATATATCTGCTGTAACTTCAAGTCTAAAAGGAGATGGCATAACCTTCTCAACTGTGTATCCTGCACCTAGTTGGTTGGTATAATTACCATCCGCGTCTACATCTCTTTCTCTCAAATGTTGTTTCTCAATATGGTAAGGATTCTGCATTCGTTCCCTATCATAGTTCAATTCTCGCACATAGCAGGCTATCTTTGGTGCATAGTTCAAAGCATTTTCACTGTTGTTTCTGATTATGTTTGCAACCTGCCTAGTAGGATCTCCATACACAACTGGCACTGCTCTAAGATTAATTGCACCATCACTGGCTTTTCCTGTTTCAACAGAAAAATTACTCAATATCCTTATAAATTGAGTTAAAAATTTTCTAACCTGCCCTTCGTAAAAATGTAACATTAATTGTCAGCCTTCGGTTTGAGAGCATCAGTCAATGACTGTCTCTGTTTTACAGTAAGTCCATTTATTGTAGATTCTGTTGTGTTGTTAACAAAACCTGTTTTGTAATTTGCCCTCGAATCGTTGTTCGTTGTAGTTATCCTGACTGAATCTTCTATCTTTACCCACCTGTTGCCGTCATAACGGAACAATCTGTTTGGTAGGTAATCTGTGCGTAGGAAGTAATCGCCTTTGTCAACATCAGAAATTGGAAAGGATATTCCAAATCCTGCAGGATTACCGTTTGGTGCAACGCCATCTCCATCTAGATAGAAACCATAGTGCGAACTTGCAGGAGTATCGATTGTTGCATTGACTGTTTTACTACTACTTGCTCTTTGATCTTCTGTGTTTACATTGTCTGTCCTTATGTTGCCTCTTTCGTCAATTGGTGCAACATAATACTGTTTATAATTGAAACCTGACTTAGGTGCATCCGCCTCTGCTTGTGCAACAACTTGATCGTTAATTGTTTTTTCTCGATTAAAAGTAGACATGTAACTGGCCACACTATTGGTAGTAGTTGCATCGCCGATAACATCTCTGAACTCTTGTGAGTCTACTAAAGTTTTCAGTTTTAATCTTAATAAATGTGGCCACCATGTTGCTGAAAATCCTTCAGCGGCTCTGTTCACATCTTCGATTACGTAATATCTTTTTAAAGCTATTGGAATAGTTTCATCCAATGAATAATCTTCTTTCATGTGGGGGAACTCTAGCACATCACCCGACATTGGCTTTCTACCAATCCGTTCAACTATGTCATTTAGGTGCACGGTCAAAAACAATGTGTCGTTGGATAAGAACATACCAAATTGTGATAGATTGAAATCCTGATCCTGCACATTGTATATGCCTCTTATTTTGTATATGTCACTTGCATATTTCCTATCTCTGTTTTCTAAAAATAATAGATCCTGGATCGTTGTCTCGTTTATTTCACTGCCTGCGTAATTAGGTTGAGATGGAGAAGCATCACCATCTTTCTGTTGGTCTCCTTGATCGTAAGGACCGAGGTATTTGTGGAAATGTATGTCGGTGCCGCCGACGGTGAACATCTCCTTAATGTTACGATCGAAGAATTTGTAGTCATTGCCCTTTTCAGGCTTGAAAATGGATAATCTTGGCATATCATACATATTTATTGCACAGGCAAAGGCTATAAATATGAGTATGTCAGAACTACAAACAGGACAACAAGAAATATTTGATTACGTCAAGAACAACCTTGGTGAGGGTATGATTGATGTTGAATTAGACCCAAAACACTACCAAACGGCGCTGGAACGTGCTGTAAACAAATTCAGGCAACGATCATCAAATGCAGTAGAAGAATCTTATGCTTTTCTTGAACTTAAGAAAGACCAGAATACATATATCCTGCCCGATGAAATAATCAATGTCAGAAATCTTAACAGAAGAACTGTTGGGTCGAGGACAGAAGGTGGAGAAGGTGGAACTTTGTTTGAACCTTTTAACCTGGCCTATACTAATACCTATTTGCTGAGAGCAGGTGCAACTGGTGGATTGGCAACCTACTATGCGTTCGCTTCATATCAAGAGTTGGTTGGTAAATTGTTTGGAAGTTTCATACAATTCCATTTTGATGTTGCTACAAAAAAATTAACAATAACACAGAAGCCTAGGGCTGACAACGAAACTGTGTTAATGCACACAGACAACTTCAGACCTGACATCACGTTGTTTAAGGACATATATTCTAAACCATGGATCAGAGATTACACACTTGCCGTATCTAAGGTAATGCTTGGAGAAGCAAGAGGAAAGTTCAACACAATAGCAAGTCCACAGGGTGGAACAACACTTAACGGTGATGCTTTGAAGAACGAAGGACAAGCAGACATGGAAAGACTAGAAAACGAAATAGGAAATTTCCAAGAAGGTGGTACGCCACACAGTTTTGTTATTGGTTAATAGATAATAAACTCCATTTAAATACATTGCCATGAAAGATTCCGATTACAAAAATTACTCTGATCTAACACTTGACGAACTAGAAGTACTTGTGCAAGAACTCGAGAACATGAGTATAGTTGCCCTCAAACAAAGAAAGAAAAGCCTAAGAATTACCATTCTAAAATCTGTTAAAGAAATAATCAAAGAGATTGAAAAACGATTAAAAAAATAGTATAATACTTCTATGCTGATAGGTATAGTAGGTTTGATAAGTTCCGGCAAGGGCACTGTTGCTGACAGATTAGTCAAGCAACATGGTTATAAAAAAGATAGTTTTGCAAAAAGTCTTAAAGATGCTGTAGCCTCTATGTTTAATTGGGACAGGGATATGCTTGAAGGAGACACTGAATCCAGCAGGCACTGGCGAGAACAACCAGATAGATTCTGGAGTGAAAAGTTTGGCAAGCCCGTAACCCCCAGATGGGTACTACAATACTTTGGTACAGAAGTAATGCGTGGCCAAATGTATGATGCGATATGGGTGGATAGTTGTATAGGAAGATACAAAGGACTAAACACGGTCATAGCAGATACTAGGTTTCCAAATGAGGTCAAGCAAATAAGGGCACATGGTGGCAAAATTATTTTAGTGCAGAGGGGTAAAGATCCTGAATGGTTTACAAACTATGTTGAAGGAAACATCCAACCTACTGGTGTACATACGTCTGAGTATGCATGGGCAAAAGAAGAATTTGACTTTGTAATACATAACGATGGCACCAAGGAACAACTTTACGCTAAGATAGACAGTCTAATCGTCAGCGACAAGATCTCCGACACGCCATCCAAGCCTACGGGTGGTACTAAGCCGTTGGCAATTGGCGCAAACAGTTTTTAGGTTGCTGGTTGTAGTATTTCTTAAATTGCCATCCACAAATAACACATCCATTTGAGACTTGTCTTGGGCAGTAAAACCACACAGCTCACATTTCTTTTTGAGCTTATATCCAGATCTTTGTAATGCAGTTACCCCACCAATTTTCTTTCCTGAATTTTTACGAATACATGTGCCACACTGACTACGCCAATAGACCTTGCCATAACGCTTGTAGGCATATGCTCTTGGCTTAGACTTACACTTCTTACACAATGGTCGATCTTTGTACTGCATGTGTGTATTTACGTCGCCTATATAGGCACCAAGAAAACGCTAAATTCTGTCGTAAAAACCATATGATTGAATAAATAACTCTAGTATATACGTAACTTGCAAGGAGAATACGAAAAATGGCATTAACATCACCAGGAGTAGAAGTTTCAGTAATAAACGAGAGCTTTTATGTACCATCAGATGCGGGTACAACACCACTATTCATAGTAGCATCATCACAGGACAAGAATAACGGAGCTGGAGACGGAACAGCGTCAGGCACACAAACTGCTAACGCCAACACAGCTTTCTTAATCTCGTCACAAAGAGAATTAACAGAAACTTTCGGAGATCCGAAATTCTATACAGACGCTTCAGGAAATTCATTAAACGGTTATGAATTGAATGAATATGGACTACAAGCGGCTTACTCATTTTTAGGAGTTGCCAATAGAGCTTTTGTCCTTAGAGTAAATGTAAACACAGCAGAATTAGTTGGCAGTGCTAACGCACCGACGGCAAGACCTGCAGATGGCACGTACTGGTTTGACCTTGCATCAAGCAGTTACGGTCTATTTGAGTGGTCTCAGACTAATCAAACTTTCACAGCCATTACTCCAATATTAATTACTTCAACTGCTGACCTAGTAGGAAACGCAACAACAGGTGTTCCAAAACAGAACATTGGGAATGTTGGAAGCTACGCAATTAACACAACTCATGTAACTAACAAGATCTACAAGAAAAACGCAAGTAACACATGGAACCACGTGGGTTCAAGTGCCTGGCATGCGGCCTTGCCGATCATCACAGTTGCTTCTGGAACAACAGTAACAAGTGGCCACAAAATGGTAATGAATGACGTTGAAATCACAGTGTCAGGTACAGCATTATCAAACGTTGCAACAGCAATCGGCTCTAACGTAACAAACGTTACAGCGAGTGTCAACTCTGTAACAGGCAACTTGGAAATTTTCCACAATGGTCAATTTGCAGGTGACTCGACAGGAGGAGCTGGTACAATAAGATTTAACGAAGGAACTGGCCTATTAGCAAGTTTAGGAATCACGACTGGTGTATACCAAGGACCTAAATTTTTACAAGCGTCACACACTTCAAGACCAACTTGGAAAACAGCAGACGAAAACAGACCAAATGGTTCAGTTTGGTTCAAGACTACATCTGCAAATTCAGGTGCAAACATAGTAGCAAAACTTTATAGCTCAGCGAGTGCGAGTTTCTCAACAGTATCTGCACCACTACACGCAACAAACCATCAAGCAATATTCAAACTTGATGCGGCGAACGGTGGAACAGGCTTAACAGCAGGAACATTGTACACACAGTTCAACGTAACTGAAGAGAGCATGACAGCAAATGATCTAGGTGGAGCAGACACAACAAATAATGTTGGTGACTTCCAACTATTTAGATACGAAGGTGGAGCAACAATCATACAGTCTAAAACAAAAGATCCAAGTTTCACAGCAGGGGAAACATTCTCTGTACAAGAATCATTGAAGAACCAAGAAGCATTAGATACTGCGAAAACAGTTACAATGATCTCTGGAGATGGTTCTACACTAGGTGATGCTGATGACTTTGTTACTGCATTCTCAACAGCAAACTTCACGAACCTAGAGGCAGAAGTTATTACTACAGGTGATAACATCGGCGCAATCCAGATCAAACACAAACTGGGTGGCGAGTTCAGAATGGTTGATACATCAGGAACTCCACTAGCAGATGCAGGTATCAGTACAACGACTGCTCACAGCTATGGATCATTCACAGCAAACAGCACAACATTGATTGATAATTTATACGATGCTCCTACAGGAGAATCATTAGACTCATCAGCCAACAATGCTGTAGTGGCTACAAACTTCAAGAGATTGAGCTACACTGCTTCAACAAGTGCTCCAACAAGTGAACCAGCAGATGGTACACTATGGTATGACACTTCTATAGATGAAGCAGACATCATGGCTCACAACGGAACTACTTTCGTTGGATATGCAACAGCATACTCAACAACTGACCCGAACGGTCCACAGTTCAGTGCAACAGCACCGACTTCGCAGTCAGATGGTACTCCACTTGTAACTAATGACTTATGGATTGACACAAGTGACCTTGAGAACTATCCAAAACTTTACAGATATAACACAGCGGCAACGTTGACGTCAACTAATACAGCCAACCAAGTTGCAGTTACAACTACAGGTGCGGCTTTTGAATTAGTTGACAAAACAGACCAAACTACAGAAGACGGTATTGTTTTTGCAGACGCAAGATTGCATACTACAGCAGACAGACTAGACGCTTTGGAAACAGGTGGTGCAGGTACATTCAGCACTATCAAGGACCTATTAAGTGATGGTTTCCTAGATCCAGATGCTCCAGATCCAACTTTGTTCCCACAAGGCATATTGCTTTGGAACACTAGACGTTCTGGTTACAATGTTAAAGAATACAAAAACAACTACATTACAACTGCAAAATATCCAGGAAGTGGATCAAGCGGTTTAGGTAACGTCAGAGCATCGAATGAACTTGTTAGCGGTTACTTCCCAGACAGGTGGGTGACTAAATCAAGCAACAATGCAGACGGCTCTGGTTCTTTTGGAAGAAAAGCACAGAGAAAAGTTATAGTTGAGCAGTTGAAATCAGAGATCGACACTAACCAAGCAATCAGAGAAGACCAAAGAGGTTTTAACGTAATTGCGACACCTGGTTATCCAGAACTGATTGCAAACATGCTGGCTTTGAACACAGACAGAAACAACACAGCATTTGTTGTTGGTGACACTCCTTTAAGGCTAGAGGGCACATCAACATCAATCCAAAACTACGCAAACAATACTGCCGGTGCATTAGACAACGGTGAGGATGGCTTGGTAAGTTCAAGTGATTACTTGGGTGTGTTTTATCCATCTGGTTTGACAACAGACAATACAGGCAAATCAATTGTTGTTCCACCATCACACATGATGTTGAGAACACTAGCAAACAACGATAACATCGCATTCCCATGGTTCGCACCATCAGGAACAAGAAGAGGTGTTGTTGACAATGCTACATCAGTTGGTTACATTGACAGTTCGTCTGGAGAATTCGAGACAATATCTGTAACGGAGTCAGTGAGAGATTCTATGCACGAAGTTAAGATCAACCCAATTACATTCTTTGCAGGAGCAGGAATCGTAAACTTTGGTAATTTAACAAGATCATCGGCAAGTTCTGCATTAGACAGAATTAACGTTTCAAGATTAGCAGTGTATCTAAGAAATCAATTGGATGCTATTGCGAAGCCTTTCATATTTGAACCAAATGATGAATTAACAAGGAACGAGATCAAAGGCGCAGTAGAGTCATTCTTGTTAGAGCTTGTTGGACAAAGGGCGTTATTTGACTTCTTAGTAGTTTGTGACGACACTAACAACACACCTACTAGAATAGACAGGAATGAACTGTATGTGGACATAGCAATTGAACCAGTGAAATCAGTTGAATTTATCTTCATACCGTTGAGAATTAAAAACACAGGAGAAATTGCAAAGTTAGGGAACTAATTTTGAATAAATAGGAGAAACAGATGGCAATATCAACTTTATCAAAATTCACAGTACCACTAGCAAACGATCAAAGTTCAGCATCACAAGGTTTATTGATGCCAAAACTTCAGTATCGTTTTAGAGCAATCCTGGAGAACTTTGGAGTATCAACACCGAGATCAGAACTAACAAAACAAGTAATAGACATAACAAGACCTAACTTGACTTTCGACAATGTGACACTAGATGTTTACAACTCTAAAGTTTATATTGCAGGCAAACACACTTGGGATCCGATCACAATTACATTAAGAGATGATGTAAACAACTCAGTAACTAAACTTGTTGGTGAACAAATACAGAAACAGTTTGACTTCTTTGAACAGAGTTCAGCGGCATCAGGTATCGACTACAAATTTACAACTAGAATTGAAATGTTAGACGGTGGTAACGGATCAAGTGCACCTACTGTTTTAGACACATTTGAATTGTACGGTGCATACATTGAAAACGTTAACTACAACACACTAGCATACAACACTTCAGAACCAGCAACTATCACGATGTCTGTGAGATACGACAACGCGATCCAAACTCCAACAGGCACAGGAATTGGAACAGCAGTAGCTAGAACGATCGGTACATTAAGTACTGGTGGTGGACAGTAATTAAAAAATTAAGTAAGCAATTATAAGCAAAAAAGCGTCTTTATAGGCGCTTTTTTTGTGACTATAAATAACACTATGCCAAGCATAAACAACTTCCTAGAAGGCTTCCAAGACGGTTTACCCGGAATGAAGGACTATAGACACGCATCGAGATTGTACATAGACAACAATCACAAGTTGATGCCAAAACAAAAATTCCTGTTCCACGTGGTGTTCAACCTTGACGAATCATTGTTCCAGACCAAATTTTCTCAGGCAGAAAGATATGAACTGAACATGCTGGTCAAGAGTGCTGATTTGCCTAAGTACGGTCTGAACCTTGAGGAAAAAATACAGTACAACAAAAAGATGTACGCGGCTACCAGAATCCAATACGAACCGGTAAACATAACATTCCATGATGATCATGCAGACACAGTCAACGCATTCTGGAAGAAATACTACGAATACAATATAGCAGACTCTGTTGGAATGAACAGTGATCTAACAATTTCAAACACAAAGGATGATTACTATGATGGCATAGACCAAAAAAAAATAACAAAGTTTGGTCTAGACACGCCAAAAGAAAGACAGAAGCCTTACTTAAAGAGTATTGAATTATTTGTATTACATAAACAGCGTTTCACATCAATGACTTTGGTCAATCCTGTTATAGGATCATTCTCACATGACAACCTCGACCAGGCGGATGGTGCAGGCGTAATGAACAACACGATGCAGATATTTTATGAAACAGTAATCTACAAATCAGGTATAGTGAACAAGAACAACGTGCCTGGCTTTGCAACAATACACTACGACAATGAACCTAGTCCGCTTACAATTTTAGGTGGAGGCACTAATAGTATTTTTGGCCCAGGTGGTGTGGTAGATGGAGTTGGCTCTGTAATAAGAAACGTGCAGTCAGGTAATATACTTGGTGCAATACTTTCAGCTTCTAACACGTACAACAACGCTAAGAAAATTAAGAAGCGAGATGTCAAAGAAGAGCTCAAAGGCATAGCCAAGGATGGTGTTTTAGAAGTAGGCAAACAGGCAGGTACTATAACTAATCCTGTCGCACAATTTTCTGTAGGTGCGGCGGTGTTGGCCGGTGCCGCGGTAGTAGCCACGGCAAAAGGAACGGCAGATAATCAAAATCAAGCAAACAACACAGTGATAACAAATCCAGTGCAAGACACAGTGTTGTATCTCACAGCAGATGAGGCATTTAATCTAGTTTCAAACGATTCGGCGGTCAGAGACGAGATTGCCTCAGGACTGTACTACAAAGACATAGGTTCTCGTAAGGGACTGACAGTGGCTGAATCAGATGTAGAGTACACTGGTTCGTCCGACAACGTACAAACTGTGTACACAAGCAAAGTAATCACCGACATCAGAAAGTTAGTGACAGAAGGGTATATAAAGATCGATAGGCAAACACTAGACGTTGAAGTAGCAACAGAGAAGGCATCATTGTAATGGCTGAATTTTACACAAACTTACCACCCAAACAGAAAGACGAGTTAGATAAAACTATTGAGAAACTGACAACGACTGCATATCAAGACGTCTATCAATTCAATGTAGGCGAGTATGACAGCACTATTGCATTTTTCGTTCAGCGTGGCTTTAGCAGGACGTCAGCGGAGACAACGGCCTATGCTATTCTTTCCCAGGCCAAGATTGACAACATCAAACCACAACAGATCCTAGACCAGTTGACATATGCCAACCCGGCACTTTTGTCTGAATTGATCACAATTATTTTAAACGCCAACAGATACAAGTCTAGCAGGTTGGGTGTTAGAAAAACACTAACAGTCAAAGAAACGGTATCTAGAAACATCATAGACTAATGTTACCTAGATTTGCAAGGGGCAAATTTATTCCCAAAAATCAAGAGAAGTACGTGGGAACCAAGACACCAACCTACAGATCAAGTTGGGAACATTCATTTATGAGACTATGCGACGAACATCCTAATGTGTACCAGTGGGCGTCGGAATCGATAAAGGTACCTTACAGACATCCTTTCACAGGCAAGTACACTGTGTATGTGCCTGACTTCTTTATAGTGTATCAAGACAAGCAAGGAAAAAAACATGCAGAGATGGTTGAGATAAAACCAATGAGCCAGACGTCTATGGAAGCGGCGGGCAAGAGCCAGGCAAAGAAAAAACAAGTAGTGATAAACATGGCAAAGTGGGAGGCGGCAAGTGCATACGCCAAACAGAGAAAGATAAGGTTCCGTGTGGTGTCAGAAGAACAGTTGTTCCACAACGGAAAACGTAAGTAAATACGATCATGACAAAGAAATTAGAGGACATCCTTAATTTACCAAATGTAAAAGAAGCATTCAAAGAGGTAGATAAAAAAGAAAAAAATAAAAAGTTAAAGGAAGCAGGACAAGAAAATCCTAGTACCAAAAACCTAGATCCACAGACACAAAAAAACCTACAAAAGAGCTATGCGGAATTTGATAAAATTGCGGCCGCTCTGCCACAGGTTAAAGGGCTAGGTGAGCTATCAGACCTAGAGCTTGATAAACTTGCTATAGAGGCCGAGGAAAGTTACAAGAACCTAATGGATCTAGGAATGAATGTTGACTCACGTTATTCAGGGCGTATATTTGAAGTTGCCGGTAATTTTCTAAGGAATGCCATTGATGCTAAGGGCTCAAAAATAGATAAAAAGCTCAAAATGGTGGAACTACAACTAAAGAAGATGAAACTAGATAAAGATGGTGATAAAGACGGTGGCCCTATAGAAGAAAGCGATGGATTTGTTATATCTGATCGTAATGAATTAATGAAGAAACTACTTAAAAAAGACTAAATATTGCATATGAGCACGTTTAAAGACCACCTAACAGAATCAGTAAAGTCATATGACTACAAAATTAAGGTTGCTGGTGAGTTAGATAAAAATTTCGCATCAAGCCTAGAATCTGCATTAGCAAAGTTTGATGTTGCTAAAATGTCAGCAGGTAAGAAAACACCTATAATGACACTGCCACTTGATTTTCCTGCCTTAAGCAATGAACAGGTTACTATCTTTGACGTGACGACAAATTATCCTGAGTCAACAAGGACCATGCATGAGTATCTTTCAGACTTATTGAGGATACCGGCAACACACATTGTTGTTAGAAAACCAGGTGAGCCTACAGAGGAATACCAGGACGAGATGCAGGTAGCTAAAAAATCAGAATTCGCAAACAAATTAGCCAGCGTGGAAACTAAATTCCAAGAACACCCAGTCAAAGGCGAAGAGCATTATGGCGACAAACATAACATGAGCCTATTGAAGGAGTTGTTAAAAGACAGGGAACCAAATCCAGTAGAGGCTCCAAAAGAAAAAGAAAATACAATGCCCAACGAAGACGACAAAACAGCTAAATCACCAATCAACACTGGACCTGGACCAGTCAAAGGAAATCCACACCCAGCAACACTGCAAGGTTTCAAACAATAAAGGATAAAAGTTATGGAAATGATCGACGTACTAAAAAAATTACAAGAAATTGCAGAGACGAAACCAGATTTGGTTAAAGATGCTGTGGACAACGTGCAGAGAACAAATCCAACTGAAGCGATGAATCCAAAACAACAAGCGGCGATTGCCATTGCTAAAAAAGAAAAAATGAAAGAAGGTGGTATGAAAGACTACCTACATGATGAAGCAGAAAAACTTTCGAGAGAAGAATTTATAAAGAAACATGGTGAAAGCCTAAAAGGATTTTACGATGCAATCAATGGTCCTGAAAATGGAGACGACAGTATTGCAGGAGAGGGAAAAATGATGAAGAAAGAAGAAGTAAAAGAAGATATGCATATTACAACTGATTCTCCACAAGAAGCAAGTATGTTAATGCAAATTTTAAAAATGGCAGGATTACAACCTGTTGATGCTAAGATGATGGGTATGGAACCTAAGCATGACATGGAACCTAAGCATGACATGGATCATGATGACGCAATGGGCACAATGCAAATGGCTAAAATGAGAGACATGATGACTGCACCAGAAGAAGAAAAAGCGGCAGAAACATTTGCAAACGAACCAGAAGAAAAAGTTCAAGACGTAGATAGTTTGGTTAACAAACATTCAGGTGGTTTGAATAGACAGAAAAGTTCTTTCTCAAGAGCAGAGCCGGGCGACAATCCCATGACTGCAGAAGACAAGATCACTGAAGAAGAACTAGCCAACAGTCTAAGATCACAGTATGAAAGCTTCAAAGAAACATATCAGAAAGCGGCTGAAACAAAAGCAAAACCAGACTTCTTAGATATGGACAAAGACGGAAACAAGACAGAGCCAATGAAAAAAGCCGTCAAAGACAAAGAAGAAAAAGAAGCAAAGTAATACTTTTCTAAGCAATATCACAGCCTTAAATACTACACTATGGCGTATGTATCATTAGATAGCGACCAAATTAAAAAGGCGCATAAGAAACACAAATACACAAAAGAGCAAGTTGAACAACTTGAAAAGTGTATGGATCCAAAGACAGGTCCACTGTTTTTCATGAAACAGTTCATGAAAATACAACATCCTACCAAAGGCGAAATGAAGTTCCAACCATTCCCTTATCAGGAAAGATTGGTAGAGGCGTACAATAATCATAGATTTTCAATATCAATGCTACCACGACAGACAGGGAAGACAACCTGTGCTTCAGGATATTTAATTTGGTATGCAATGTTTAGACCAGATTCACAAATACTAATTGCGGCACACAAATACGCTGGTGCCTCTGACATTATGTCCAGAGTGCGTTACGCTTATGAGATGTTGCCGAGTTGGATCAAAGCAGGCGTCACTCAATACAATAGGAACAGTATAGAATTTGACAACGGATCAAAGATTATGGCAACCACTACAACGGAAAACACAGGTAGGGGTATGTCACTAACCTTAATATACTGTGATGAGTTTGCGTTCGTGCAACCACCAGAGAAGGCAAAGGAGTTTTGGACATCACTATCTCCGACCTTGTCAACTGGAGGTAAATGCTTAATCACTTCTACACCAAACAGTGACGAAGACCAGTTTGCGATGATATGGAAAGAAGCAAACAAAAGATTTGACGAATACGGAAATGACAAAATAATCGGGACTAATGGCTTTTATGCCATGAAGGCACACTGGAATGAACACCCAGACAGAGATGAAGCATGGGCAGAGGCAGAAAAATCAAGGATAGGTGAAGAAAGATTTAGAAGGGAACACGAGTGCGAATTCTTGATCTTTGACGAGACATTGATCTCCAGTTTAGTCCTAGCAGACATGGAGGGAGTACCACCTATCGAAACGACAGGACAGGTGCGTTGGTTCAAGCGTCCAACTCCTGGACACACTTA